CATGCCATGTCACGACCACCTGCCTCTTTAATTTTGATGTTATTCATCACAGGCTCATAGAGTGACTTGGCCTTACCCATGTTGTCCCTTACCTCACGAGCAGACATACCAGATGCTGCAGTCAGATAACGTGCGCCAACACGGTGTGTAGGTTCCTCGTTACACAATATGATGCAATTGGCACCTTGATGTGCAAAGCCGCCCGGTGCAGCAATCAAGCTGGCGTGGAATGATGTCTTACCTGTGTTGGGTCTAGCACCCACTTCGATAAGCTGACCACCACTGACACCCTCAACACGAGTAGTTAGACTAGGTATATTGAATGTCCAACGTGCTTCCAACTCAGCTTTTGCCATCAATGTTTCAATTGTGATGTCATCCCACTCAATATTTAGATTTGGTATAAAGTCATCTGAATAAGTCTCAAGTAGATTACGTAGCTTTTCAAGAGTAGCCGCATCACCGTTGACCATATCAAAACCAATGTTGGCAACATCTTCTCCAACAACTTGTTGGAACAACTTAGATAACACTTCCTGTGCAATGTCACTGCCCATAGGCTGTTCACGTTTGATAGATGAAAACATAGAACTATATGCAGACTTTTGTGCCGTAGTAAGTGTAGGATTGTTTGACATGAACAACGCTTCAACCTCATCGGGTGTGACAGTACGCTCATACCTATCCATAGCTGTGTCGATAGCCTCTTTGATTTTACGTGCGTCCTTACTGAACAAACGTGGTGGACACTTAGAACCACGATGGTCATCGTAGAATGACTTGTCCATTAAACTTCTAATCAGTGATAATTCCATATAACTTCTCCATATCTGTCGGGTTACGATATTTCAAATCGTCTGTAAGTTTGAGAACATGAACATCGTTCACATGCCCTCGTAATTCCTTTGCCATCTGCAAAGTCTTCGGTAGTGCATCGGGGTCTAATGCAATTACGGCTGTTGAGAACTGTGCAAGATACCCTTTATGCGACTCTTGTAGAGATGTACCAAGTATCGCAACCCCGACAAAGGACTTGCCACCAACCACGGCTGCACTCACACAGTCCTCAACAACAACTGCGACTTTACCATAACCATGCGTGTATGGCAAGCCACTTTTTCCATATCGTTTCCATTTAGGTAATCGCTTACCAATGGCACGGCCTGTAGCATCTACAGTAACACCGTCATGTATTACAGGAAATACAACTCTGTCATCTTTTACATCATACATTACACCCAATTCATCTGGGTCTAACTTGTAACGATAGCAGAAGGCAAGCACAGTACGCTTCTTTCTGTGGGGTATGATGTAGGATGGCATATCAAATGTCTCATCAGCAAAGTCAGCTACGTTACCCATGCTACCACGTATATCATCCACAGTTAGATGAACACGATTGCCACCACTGACATTACAAGATGCTTTGTAACAGTTCCAAACGAGACTGCCTAGATTATTTGTGATAGTAAAGGTTTTGTAACCACCACAGTTAGGACAATTCATACGTTTAGTTTCTCCATTAGCTACATCTATATCACTTATAATGTTATATATATTATTCATATAATACTCACTTTCGTTGCGGCAGTTAAGTGCTTTTAACATGAGAATTACGTGCTGTCAATGCATTATTTGCACTTGTAAACGTATTTTTCATGTAAGGCTTAACTGATTGTGGATTAGCATGTCCTGTAACCGACATAATTTGTGCCATATCTACTCCTGCATCTACCATTTCCGTTGTACCAGTACGCCGCAGGTCAGATAAACGTAACTCATCAGGTAGTCCCGCTTGTCGCATGATAGGACGAGCTAGTTTAGGTAGCTTGTAAAGGCCGTAGGGACGGTATACACCGCGTCTAGGACGTGTAGCAGGTGCTACATACTCCTGAAAGCCAAAGTCCGTCTGCTGGGCTTCTAGCATCTCTAACAACTCTTGCGATATTGGCAAAAATACCTCTGCTCTACGCTTAGATTGCTTGATGTGTACTCTTTTTGCCTCAAAATCAATTGCACTCCACTCTAATGTGCGCATATCACCTAATCTCTGACACCATTCGTATGCCATGTGAGCAATCAAACCTATGTTGCGTGAGTGAAACTCACTATAGGCCGTGTCAAGAAACTTATGCACTTGTTCTCGTGTCCAAACAGTCTTACGAGGCTGTGTAGTGCGCCGTTTGACGCTAGAAAATGGATTTGTCAAGCACAGTTCCATATGTAAACCGTGATTGATAGCGATTCGTGAGGCTGACAGGACGTGGTTTGCCAACGCCACGCCCCTATCACACCAATTGTTATATGCTTCCTTTGCCATGCGTGATGTCACTTTGTCAGAGTCAGTTGACCCAAGGTCTTTGTCTTCAACAACAGTATCCAACATAATGCTGATGTGATACTTATATTGTGACTTAGTTTCATCACGTAATTGATTGAAATCATAGGAAGAATAGTAATCCTGTATAAGTTTAGAAAGTTTCATCAAAAACTCCATTTTCTCTCTGATTTGCTGTGTGTTCTGCGTGACAATTAGCACACAATACTCTACATTTTTTCATTTCTTTTTTTAATCTTATGCGAGAACCTGTATACAACTTACTTATGGATTCATATTTTTCTGAAGGGTTTACGTGGTCAAAATGCAACGCATCAGGATGCTTTTTATATCCACACATCTGACACCCTAAAAATAACTTTACTCTACGAGTAAATTCTGAATTAGATTTTCTTTTTCTTTCTTGGTGTTTTCTTTTTCTATCTAAGATTTTAGAATAGTTTTCTGGGCTGACCCAAAATTCGTATACTACATCGCCTCTTTTATAGTAATTTTTAAATACAAAGCCATCCTCTCTGGTATTACCTATTCTTAACTCTAACCCTAGTTTATCTCTTTCGTCTGCACGTAGATGTTCCATCTTTCGAGGCCTCATTTTTTGTCTTCTTTTTGAAGACTCTCTTCTTCTACTTTTATCTTTTTCTCTGGCCTCTGGGGATTGCCATATCTCTCTTATTTGACCAGAAATATTAGATTCATAGTATCGTCTAAATATAAACCCGTCTTCTCTAACATCTCCTCTGTTGAGGGGCAGACCTAAATCTGCCGCCTCTTCATTAGAGATAAATCGCTTCTTTCGCTCCATTATGCTACAACCCTTTCCAATTCTTTAAACTGTGGTGAACTAACCCACTTGGAAACTTCCTGTTCTCTTGCCCACATGGACTGCGCTTCAGTGTCATTACCAGTGTTACGAAGATTGAAGCCGTTACGCTCATCTGCATAGCTGGCGTAGTTGGTAAAGGCAGAATACAATGCCCACATATTATTGCCTCGTGTAACCTTCTCTTCGCTAAACAAGCTGTACATCTTCTCAGCCTTACGCTCTGACTTAATGATAGTCTCAAGCAAAGCCTTGACATCAATAGTGTACAGCGGTGTCTCTGCCCAGCCTTGAAACTTATCTGCAGTGGCATAGAAATCAGACACAGAATTTTCCAACTCTTGTATGAAGATGTTCAGATTAAAGTTGGCGGTATTCTTACGTCTGAGTTTATCGTAATCGCCAGTAATCATACCGTTGGTGCAGAAGAAATCTATAGCACCAAAGAACACCATGTTGCTGCATGAGCCATCAATGCCATGCAAGGCAATAAGCCGGGGTGCAATAGTTGTGGTGTGTTTGTCTGTCACAATCTTGCGTAGGACATTAGGCATAGTCATGTCCATCATAGCCCAAGCATTGTTACGTGCAGTGCTGTACTTGATGTTCATGCTGTCACAATACTCGTGACCAAGATGCTCAGAGATTGTGTTATGTGTTTGAGTAAAGAAGTCACCGTGGCTGGCGCAAGTAAAACTGTTGCCCACGATGCCAAGATACTCGCCTGTGTTACCGTTGATGACATACTTGGACTTGTCATACTTGGTTGGCTCAAACTCCACAGGAAAGTTTAGGTTCTCTGGGATAAGGTCTTCTGCTGTAAAATCTAATGGCATATCTATTCTCCTTTTTCTAAAGTGTAGCACCTGCTACAGTGCCAAGTGATATTGTGTTGTATCAGATAGTTTGCGCAATGTCAATCTCTTAGATTGAATTGAAACTCAAGTGTGTCCTTTGCATCAGACAGTTCTTGCAAGTCATACGCAGACACAGCCCGTATGCCACCCATGTCTGGGTATAGTGCAGTGTCCAGTATGCTATCAAGCAGTCTATTCACTTCAACAACTGCCTTACGTTGTTCAAGAGATAACTTGTTTATCTTGACTGCACGAGCAGCTTTGTCTTTCTCGCGTATCTTTTCCCAATATGCCATGCGTTGCTTGGGTGTCATGTTGTGGTATTCTGTCTTCGCCATTTTCAATCTCCTTTTTATACTCGTTTAACATATCATCACGCAGTTTAACTAGACTATCCCAATATTCTTTGTCAAGTATCTTCCTTACGTTTTGATTACTACTCATCCCATTATCCTTTCTACGATACCTACTGCTGCATGATAAGCCATCCAGCCTAAGAATGCAAAGATGCAAAAGAACAAGAACATTTCAATGCCATCATGCGTGAGGTAATAATATTTCACTTTGTGCCATAGCTTACT